TATGGATTATATCGGCAATAGTGTTTATACATGTAAGCGCTGTGATATCACTGAGCGCCGCACGAGCCAAAGAGAGGCGATCTTAAATGTGCTTAGACACTCTGAGGCTTTTCTGCTGTCAGGAGGCAACAGAAGCGGCAAAACAGAATCAGGCGCTGGGATGCTCTCTGTCGCTTTCGCTGCTGGCTCTGGTGAATGGTGGGTGCGTGAATGGATGGCTTTGAATCAGATCCCAGTCGACTTGATACCACAGGAGCCGAGCGAAGTCTGGGTGTCTGCTCTTAGCTATGGGGATGCACTGACATATCTGCGTCCAAAGATTGAAAAGTATTGCCCAGCTGGCACGCGTTTTGTGCGCTGGAAAGCACAGGATCGCGCGCATGCACTGCTCCCAAATGGCGGCAAGATATTATCGATGTCTGCTGAATCTGGACGTGAGAAATTCCAAGGCGGAGCTGTGTCGCTAGTTGTACTGGATGAAGAGCATCCCAAAGATATCTTTGACGAGTCGATGCTGCGCTGTATTGATAAGCGCGGGAAAGTTGTCTGCACGATGACGCCGCTTAAGGGGATCACTTGGGTGCATGACGTATTCATCGAAAATCCACAAATCGGCTATGGCTGCTATTCGATCTCTGGGCTTGATAATCCGTTTGTATCCAGTGTCAAAATGCGAAAAGCGATCGCACATATGAGCGAGGCAAGCCAGCGATCACGCCTATTCGGAGAATTCACAAATCAGCAAGGCCTCGTCTATTTGGAGTTTGATAGAAATGTACACGTTATCGAATCTTTCGAGATCCCTGATCACTGGCCTCGTGATCGTGCTATTGATTTTGGAGTGCGTAATCCTTTTGCATGTCTGTATTTTGCGCATGATGAGCGTGATGACGTATTACACGTCTATCGAGAATATTATCAGACTGAAAAAACAAGCCTTGAGAATGGGCGCGCTCTCAACAATCTACAAAGACGATACAATGAGCAATATCGATGGACAGTAGCCGATCCAGAGAGCCGAGACGGGCGCATGACACTGATGAGGGAGTGTGGCATTGAAAACAAGCCAGCTCCGAAGCATATCGGAGTCGTTGAGACGATTAACTGGGTAAAAGAGCGCCTTGCACTAGATAGCGAGGGCAAGCCGCATCTAGTTATTCATGATTCATGTAAGCAGCTGATCCGTGAATTCAGGCTATACAAATGGGCAAAGAGTGCAAAAGGAGATCGGCCGGTAAAAGCCAACGATCACGCGCTGGATGCTCTCAGATATCAGATCGCATTTTTGAAGCGCTGGCAGCTGCATCAATAGGGAGGGGATATGTCAGAGGATACAACACAATTTGCTAGCTGGCTGCTGCGTGTCATGAATCGCAATGATCTAACTGTCGAGCAGGTAGCCGATAGATCGGGCGTCAGTCGAAAAGATGTTCGAAATTGGATGCGCGGCAATTCGATTCCTAAGACTGTGTATTTTGTCTTTCTGCTCAAGGCCTTGAGCCAGCTGATCGAGTGTGACGAAGCATTATTGTATCAGCAAGCATCAGAAGCGATCCTCAAAGATTCCTAGCAGGATGGGGATTATAGACTTTTTGTAATTTTATTTGCATAAAAGTGATAAAAATAGTTGCATGTGATAAAAATAGTTGTTATTATGTATATATAAGCAAAACGCTTAGAACAACAAAAAAACAACGGATCACAAAATGACTAAGCAACAAATCAACGAAATCGGTAACTGGCTACAAGATGAAAATATTGGATACTTCATCGAATCAACAGGATTAATCGTTGTACAATCAGAATCACAATTTAACGAAGTAGATTGCATCTTGTCTGATATGGGTATCGAGTACACTTGGCGACAAGATGAATCTGCAGCAAAGTATGGAAATGAATTTGTAGCATACATCACAATAAAATAATCAATCAACGGGGCGGCCGGCTCGCTGGCTGCCTCTATATAAACAACGGAGCAACAAATGCGAATCCAATTACTCGATTCAATCATCAATCCCTTTTATTCAGAGCTTGCTTGGCTAGATAGTCAGGAAGCTAGAAAGCGCGTACTCAAGATCAAAGATCTACAATGCGAGGGCATCATAGAAAAGCGCCACGATTTCGGACTTCATCACATGATGGCAGCTGTCAACACAAAAGGCAAAGATCGCCGGCATCATGTCTCTATCACTGATCGAGCTGCTATGTGTACATGTCCAGATTTCGAGTTTCGCAAACTGCCTCAAGGCAAGCACTGCAAGCATATTATCTATCTCTGTCTAGCACTCAGGGGCGAGCTACAACGGCCGCCGATATCAAAGATGAAATAGTGTGCTATAGTATAGGCCTTGCTTGATATTGAGGGAAATCGAGTAATGTTCTTTGGGATCGTGTTGGGACAGGCGCGATCCCGTTTTACTTTTTTTGAAAAAACTTGTGTAAAATAGTTGACAGTGTAAACTATAGTTGTTATTATATAAGTATAAGCAATGTCGCTTATACAAACAACGGAAAAACAATGACAAAACAAGAAATCATCAACGCAGTTAAATCACAATCAGAAACATTCTCACAGCTTGCAACATCTGACATGCAACAAGTCGGAGAGGTCAAAGTTTCACTTTATAGATATTACAAAGCAGAAGATGGCGCCGCAATCTGTGCGACTGAATGGCTAGCAAATCAAGCCCTTGAGGCTGGAGATACAGCATTGGTACAATTCGAATATGATTGGACAATGTCTTATGAGTTTAACGGCAAAACATACACACAGACAGGATCTGTAAAAACACCAATTTACACAATGAGAATCAACACCGGCGAGATCTATGAATCATAAATAGTCAGATAGTAAGCAAGGGGGGCCGATCGGCTCCTTTTGTCGTTTTAGAAATCAGCAAACTGTCAAGATCCGTGATTATCTGATATATTGGATTCATTGATTGGAGTTGCTATGTCTAAGAGTACACAAATACAGAAGCAAAGCACGCTAGCTCGCTGGCTGCCTAGCTTTATCATGAAAGCATTTGGGCAGGTCGTTGAGAATCCTAAGGCGCCTGAACACGGGGCCAGCTGGAGCGTCGGCAATGGAGTATCGCCCACATTTAGCCCGCGTCAATCTATGGCAGTATTTGGGAAGCATGCTTATACACATGCCTGCGTAACACGAGCCAGTCAAGATGTCGCCAGCCTGCCTATCAAGCTACTATCTGGCAAAGGCGAGCAGCAGACAGAGATCGACGATAGCCCCGTGCTGGATCTATTCGAGCAGCCGTCAAGCAACACGGACGGCGCATTGTTCAAAGAGCAGCTGATTGTCGATCTGATGATGACAGGCAATTGCTATATTCTGATCGTCGGAGATCTATCGCGGCCGACAAGCTTGTATCGCCTGCATCCTGAAAACGTGCGGATTATTCCGGATCCCGTCAAAATGATTCAGGGCTACGAATACAACGACGGCGGATCGACTGCTGTGTATCCTGTTGATCGTATTATTCACACGCGTAACGCCAGCTGGGATATCAACAGCAACGGCGAGCTTTATGGATCTGGATTAGTCGAGGCATTAAACGAAGAGATTACAGCAGATATCAACGCGCAGAGAATGGCGAGCAGTGTATCGAAGCAAGGCCGGCCAGATGTCCTTTTGTCGCCAGCAGATCCCGCGGATATTTGGGATCGACGACGTAGACAGGAAATCACGCAGGCATATCAGGCAATGACAGAGAAAGGCGGCGCTATGGCGCTAAGTGGGCAGATCAAAGTCGAGACGCTGACACTGTCGCCTCGTGATCTTGAGTTTCAAGCGCTTCGAACAATGGTACGGGAAAATATCAGCGCTGTCTGTGGCGTGCCGTCTACTGTGCTAGGCTTGCCGGATGCAAACTACGCAACAGCGCGACAGGCTACGATTACATACTGGGAAATCCAGCAGAAGCGAGCCAGCAAGCTCGAGCATGCTATGACTAGAATTGCGCGGCTATTCGATCCGTCGTATTCAGTGAAAATCGATTTCTCTAGTATCGATGCACTGCAGGCAATCCGATCAGAGAAATTAGAGCGCATTGTGCGACATATTGAAAACGGCATGTCAGCAGCTGAAGCGTATCAATACGAGGGGCTAGCAGATAGTCCATTTGGAGAGATTGAGACAGATAGCCAGACAGAAGCAGAGCAGCAGATCGAGCAAGCGCTGACTGCCTTGCTGACTAAGGAGCTCGAGCAAAAAAAAAATGCTAACAGCTACGAAATGCGGGGATCTGTAGGCGATAAGGATCCAACAAACTTTCCAGAGGATGGCGAAGATCAGCAAGTCGCATTGAGAAATTCAGAATATGAGCGATTTCCACACGCTGAGGCGCTGGATCTCAAAGAGAATTATCCGGAGATCTGGAAAGCAGGCGGCAATATCCTAGGCAATAAGCAATTCAATCGACTGCTGCCAATAGCCCAGAGAGACAGCAGCATAGCCCAGACAGAGACAGAAGAGCTCGCGATCCGATTGCGCGAAGCATGGGCGGCGCGTCATTTCCGAGATCATCGGCTGGCAGGTGTTGTGGCGCAGATCAAATGGCTAGTCGTTGGATCTCGTGGCCTTGATCACATGAGAGCCGTGATCAGAGCAGAGAAAAACCGGCTTGAATCGAAGCAGGCACGCAGCAAAGAGCAGAAAGATCGCGTGTGGCATAG